AATAAAAACAAAACACCCGCTTGGAAATTTTTGCAAACGGTTTTTTGCTATCAACGAAGCTTCTAATAACTTCGTACTTCATGTTTTATCTCCTAGACTGCATCAGTGTATGTTACAAATTTACCTGCAGCTTCATCTGTTTTCTTCGTATCGAAACGAGTGAATAAAGCTAACACTTCGCCGTAGATATCGTTGTTAACCCATTTAGCAGTTGTTGCTGTGCGGTCGAATAAAGTTACGAAAGCTTTAGGATCTCCAATGAATGCTTTCATTTCTCCTTCGTTACCTAACATTTCATCTGGAACACGGTGGATAATCTTGTTAGAGAAGCGGTATCCTGTTGGTGAAGTTACATCTGGTTGTAACATGTAACGACCAGTTTTATCTTTTACTTTATCTAATGCATTAAACATTGAGTCTGTAACGATTAATTGAACGTTGTAAACCGATTTAATTTTTGTATTTAATACATCTTTTAATCCGTCTAACCCTTGAGCTGGATAAGCTGGAGCTGTTTTTAAAATTTCGCTAATCGCAAAGTTTTTAGTAGCTAATTCTTGATTGTATGCATCTTCAGCAACCAATCCCATGATGTCGTAATTTGCATCGTCAATCATTTCTTGAGATACAGATAATGAACCACGATAAGTTTTAACTGAATACTCAATTGGTGTAACTTTAAATTTACCTAATTGTGGATTCTTTTCTAACTCTTCTGTTGACACCATTTTTTGTTTTGATTTTTCAATCACTCCGTATTTCCCAGTTGACGAATTTACTTTAACGACGTTGACTAATTCTGTTAAATCAACTGATACTTCTGGCTTTTTAGTTGGTTTTAAAATTTCAACTGGGATTAATGCCCCACCATCGAGTAATTTAACACCGTCACGTTTTTCACCTTTGGATTTAATGTATTTATTTAATGCATCTCGTTTTTCTACTGTTGCGTTACCCATATTTCGTTCAGCTCCTTGTTGTGGTTTCTTTTCGTTATGTTCTTGTAATTGAGCTTTTAATTCATCAATTTCAGTTTCTAAAGCTTTCTTAGAAGCTTCTTTTTCATCGATTTCAGCTTGAATACCATTTGCTTCAGTTTCGATAGCGTTTAAATCTTCTTCGTTTTCAACTGCATCAATTGATTCAACAACTTCATCACTGCGTTTTTGAAGTGCTTCAAGTTCAGTGTTTAAAACATTTAAAGATTTTTCTCGCATATTTAATTTGGCTTGTAATAAAACTAATTTATTTTTCATAATGTAATTTCTCCTTTAATTCTCGTTTCTTTTGTTCTAAAGAACGTTCTTTGTAATTTTGAAAAGCTTTCTGTCTTGCAGCAATTTCTGTTTGTGGATAGGCTGGGAATGTACAAGGACTAATCTCCAGCAATTCCATTTCAGTGATAACTGATAGATAAGTTCCATCAGAACGTACACTCTCTTCACTACCTTTGATAAAGAAACCAAAGCTACATCCAGTGATATCCCCACGCTTGATGCGTTCGTAAATTCCAACTGCTGTAGGATCGTTTGGATTAATTTCTACAACGGCAAATAAGCCTACTTCATCAGAACGTAAGCTTGCTGTTCCGTTTCCTGTTCGTCCTAAAACTAATGAAGTATCATGGTTGAAAAGCACTCGAACATCTGCGTTCTTAATAGCATTTTCAACAGCACTTCTCTTAATCTTCTCGAAACAACCTTCCCAGATTTCAGTTTCTACATCGTATTTAATGAAGTAGCCTTCGATAATTAATTTTTGTTCTTCAGCTTCTTCTCTCGTTTCAAATTGAGTAGTAAGATACGATTCACGTTTAGTTAGATTCATCATTCTCACCACCTTTCAATTTTTTTTGATTTCCTAAATCGTCTTGATTCAGATAATTTTCTAATACAATGATGTCTTGCATGTCTGGATCAGGAGCTAATCCAATCCAGTCCCTTAACTCATTTCTTCTTAATGCAGCTAGTTGCACCATCTGACTACCAGCACTCACTAATTCCGTAATGTTGTACGAATAGAGTGAACGTGGATTCAACTTGAAGTATCTAGATGGACTAATTAGTAAATCTCTTGTGAGTGTCTGGGAGATTACTTGAGCTATTGATAAGATTCTTGTGTTGATAAAATTGTTATATTCATCTTTGTTAAACTCTCCGACACCCAAGAAAAAAGCAGGCACTCCAATGAGTCCTGCTACAGTTTTCTTATCAATCTCTACTGATTCGTTAATTGCGATGTCTTGTAATGACAACGGCTTAACTTGGACAACATCCATCAGCTCTGCAGGAATTACCCAAGGTTCTCCAGCTTTAGAAGTCTCAAGATATTGTTTCATGACAGCTTTTCTTCCTTCTTTTTCTGCTAGCTCTCCTGCATCGGAATGAACCTTAACAACTAAAGAAGGTACGTTCTTGCTTCTCATGAAATTGTTTTTAGTTTGAGTTGCTTGATTCAGATTCTTAGCAATCTCCCTCAACGCAACTCTATATCCAGTTCCAACATACGGTCGTAGTGGATTAGGATTAATCACAAAGTGAATAACTTCATCCGCTTGATACTTCATATTGTTGTACTCGATATGATAACCATCATCATCATCAATGAATTGAACACTCGTCATTGGAAATGGAGTTAACTCTCCTATCAATCCAGTATCTCCAAGTGTTCCTACATGAATTACAGAATTACCATCACCGTCAAGCAACAAATCCTTTACAATCTTGTACAGCCACGTTTTACGAGTCATGTATTTACAAGGCTCTATATCAATCTTTCTTGCTAATTCATCTCGTATACGTATATCACCTTGTTCCGTATTTTCCATTAAGTGAATAGTCATGTTTGATACCAGGTCTGCTATCTTATCAACAGCAATCAGAATATCTGGATGCTTGTTCAATGGAATATACGAGTCTTCAGCAATCAATGATTCGAATTGTTTTTCCGAGTCAAGGAACTTGATAGCTGAATTAGAAGAACGCTTTTTAAACAAGTCAAATAGTCCCATCTTATTCTCCTTTCAAATTAAAAAATTGTTTTGCAGTTTCAGAAAATCCACCATTCTCTTCTAACATTTGTACAGTAGCGAATACTGCAGCATCGAATATATCAATACGTTGAGTACCACCGTCACCATCTACTTTCTCGTATTGGATCATGTCGTCTGTTTTCTCAATCGCTCGAACATTACCTACACAGTATTCAAACGCTTCACTATGCAAGTAGTACAATTCTTTATTCTTAGCTTTCACTTCTATATGTCTGAAACCTTCAGATTTCTTCCAGAAGTATTGCGGTTGGTCTTTCATTGAGAATTTATTCTTCTTCATCTTTAAGAAGAACTCTCGTCCAAACTTCTTATCGAACCCGACTCTAGAAATTTTGAATCCCATGTTTCTCATTTTTATAAACCATTTAACGATGTCGTCATACAGCACTGTAGTAGTGTTACTCATCGTCAACCAGCCATCTTCTTTCCAACCAAATAATGGAATCCCATCGTCATTGGCTTTTTTATGAGCTGCTGCAACAGGGAAGAAAGCGTGTGGGATAATGATATCAACCGTTTTATCTTCCGTTTTGTATTGCCCAACCAATGCAGCTGCAGTTAAGTCGTGCAGTTTAGATAAGTCAGCACCGCCATACCATTTGATTGGCAGTTTAGCTAACTCTTCTAGACTCCAGTCAAAGTTTTCATCACTCGCAATAAACTCATCTACATTGAAGTATGCATTCATGGAGTTAGTGAAGATGTTCAGTGTCTTATTGAAGAACTCCATTCGAGTCTGTGGATCGTTCATAGCCATTTCTGCTTCTGCTCGTAACTCCTGAAGTGTTACAGTAACTCCACACGATGGATTAGCCATCATCAATGTCTTGTCATCCATATAATCGATAGGCATTCCTTCTTTATCTTGATTAGCCTTGCAGATAAAAATAAACAATTCTTCGTTTTCAATACTCTGTTCAAGTACCTTTCTGCAGTACTTAATCCTGTTAGCAAGGAAGCCGTTTGGAATATCGCCTGCAGTACTTATAATGAATAGCAACTTATTTCTATAGGCTGTCATTGTCTTTTTCATCAAGCCATATTTTTTTGAATTTCTCATGGTGTGGGCTTCATCAAGAATAATGAAGTTACCATTCAATGCATCTAATCGAGTTTCATCGTTTGCTAAAGCACGTACAAAAAAAGAACCTTCGCTACCGAAATCTCCAGTAATCGAATGTTCTGAATTGTTGTTCTTAATTCTAATGTTCTTATCTTTCCAACGCTCCACGTTGTATTGAATGAAGCCAAATGCTTCCAAAGCCTGTTGTACACTTGTTGCGACAATATAGCATTTTGAAGCACTCTTCATTTCTAATAGTGACTTACACAAAGCAAGTCCAGCAGTGAATGCTGTTTTCCCTTGTTTACGAGGAATAAAAATCAACGTTTCTTTAAAACGTGTCTCAATCGTGCCTGTTTTGTAAAATCCAAACAGATTGACAACGATAAACATCTGCCACTCTTGTAATTCAAGCGGTGTATCTCTTAAGCTTACCGCTTCTACATTCTCACCTTGATAGTGGACAATCACGTTTTCAATAAACTTCACTGCCATATTAATTACTGGTTCATTCAAGTAGTAGGTAGGATTGTCTATATCTCTAATAAACCGCTTAGCTTCGAGTACTTTCTCCTCACAGGCAGGAATGCTACCGTCAATAATGTCGGTAGCATACTTAATCGCTCGTTTTACATACTCATTCATTTCACACCACCTAGCCTGTTCATAATGTCTAGGATCGTACCGCCTGTATCTTGTGCTATCACTTCTCCTAACGCTTTAGGATTCAGCATAAGCTTATCAGAATATGTCAGTATATCTTTCCTTAAGGTTTCCATTACATTGATAAGAGGCAGTTTTCTTAAGTTTTCTGCTCCAGCCTTATTCACATAGATGTCAGCAACTTTATATCCATTAGCTGCATGGTCTTCTTCATATAAAATATATTGATATAGCATGTTAGCATAGATGTTTATTAAGTGGTCAAACTCTTTACGATACGTACCAAGTGCCTTCATATTCTTGATAGTTGCTTTCTTTAAATAATTAGCTGTGATTGGTCTTGCCAAAAACTTACCTCCTTTCTCAAAATCGCCTAGATTTTATCCCCTTTTATTGAAAATACCCCGCAGTTGGAAAAACCTCCCTCTCCTCGGTCCCCCAGCCTCTCAAAAAATTTTTTCGAGGTGGCGGGGATAAAAAATTTTTTCAAAAAATTTTTTTGACGAATAAAATTTTTCAAATTCTTTTTTTCTCTTCGCTTGCCAAATTTTTCCTTTTCTTGTAATCAAATCATTTACTCGATTGTGCATCTTGTTGTGTTCATGATTCGATAACGAGATACAGTTCCAGCTGACAAACTCTAGTTCAGGATATTCACTTACAGGATAGATGTGATGCACCATAACTGCTGCAACCTTTTTCCCATAGCGTAAAGATTCTTGGCAAAGAAACTTATCACGAACCATAATGCTAATTCGAAAATCTTTCCAGCGTTTTGTTCCTAAAGTTTTTCTAGCCAATCTCTTCCCTCCTGTTCGGAATAAATCCCTTTGAACTTAACATATCTTATATTGTGTTAAATTCGCTTCCTCTTATTTTTTGTTGATATAACAATGTTATCAAACCCTTTTAAAAATGAACTTACAGTTTTCACGATATGTTAAATTCATTTTATAATCCGAAGTTAGACATTGCTTTATCTTGCTGATCTTGTTTTATTCCAATATATCTTAAAGTGATTGCTGGACTAGCATGATTGAATAATGCCATTAAAGTCGCAATATCTTTTGTTTTATTGTAGTAATGATATCCAAATGTTTTCCTCATTGTGTGAGTACCAACATTGTCAATCCCTAAATCTTCTGCGGCTAATCTAATAATGTAATATGCATTCACTCTAGTCATTGGTTTGTTCTTTCCATTTCTGCTTTGAAACAAATAATGGTGAAGTGGTTTTCCTTTAATGTACTCTCGTATTTCTCTTTTTAATACTGGAGTCATTTTTCTTTTTAAAGGTTTCCCAGTTTTTATTTCTTTAGTTTTAATATACCAACCTTGGACATCTTTAACTCTTAATTGGACGATATCACTGATTCTTAATCCTGAATTAATTCCTAATAAAAATAAAATGTAATTACGTTCATTCCATTCTTTCAAATAATCTTTCATGGCTTGGATATCATCTTTGTCTCTGATAGGTTCTACAAAATTCATTTCCATTCCTTCTTTCTTAAAATAAAAACCCCTCCACGTTTTTTGTGGAGAGGCAAAATAAAAAGGAGGTTTGACAATTCCGTTGCATTGTCGATGTACGTCGTTGTGTATCTCATGCGTAAATACACAAAACAATTTCAGAGTATGGCAGTCTGAAATCGTTTTCTGTATGTAGAGTTGTTAGATTTAATAATTGGGAGATTACTTTTCTGTATACAAACTCTACAATACACATTTTAGCTTTTTAGCAAATTTAAAAACTACAATCTTTTTGTTATGAAAAATACAAACGTTTTGTATTAAAAAATACATTTTTCATTTGTATCTGTCTACTTTCAGTGCATACGAAAATAATTCTAAAGCTTCTCTTCTCAAATCTCGTACTGACGATTCACTATAATTCAAATCCATCCCAATTTTAGTATCAGATTCATTTTTGAAGAAACAACGAATAACAATTACTCTATACTTCTCACTTAATGAATTCACTGCATTATCAACATATTCAACATATTTAGCAAACTTAGCTCCATGTTCCATAGAGTACAATGCAGCTCTTTCTGTACTAGAATGAAACTGATTGGTATTTGACGGAGGAACTATGCTGTAACTTGGTGTAATCTTAGGATACGAATTCAAATATAGTTTGTTCATTGCTCGCTTATAAGTCGCAATCACCTTATACACTTCTCTTTTGGTATTCATATAATCAAACTCTGGAATATCCAATAATTCAAAATTATCCATTTAGTTCCTCCTTCAAAGTCCTACTTTAATAAATCATTTAGTTTGTCTGGTTGGAAACCACAAAAAGCAAAATCAAAACTTTGATTAATTGCTACAACTGGTAATGTAAAAAATCCATGTTGTTTCAAAATTTCTAGTGCTTCTGGTTCTTCAGATACATCTACATTTTTAAATAGAATGTTGTGTTCTGTTAAAAATTGCTTTGTAAATTTACAAGGCATGCAATCTGGTCTGCTGTATACTGTTATCATTATTCCACCTACTTACTTTCTGTAATTTTGAACGGTAGTATACTTTCAGGCATATAATTAATTTCATATTTGTATTGATCTACCGTTGCTCCATCTAAATCTTCCACAACATACATGTTCCAATTAGTTAATTTAACAATATGTTTTTTGTACTTATCTTTATCTGTTTCTACAACTACCGTTAACGTACTTGTAGAATCTTTACTACTGGTATTATCGTAAATTGAAATTCTACCAATCACTTCAAATTCCACTTTATCTGTTCTGGTATTGATTACTGCGACACGTCTAACCACATTAAAATTGTCTGCTTCTTTTGAAATGTTATGTGAAACTTTACCTGCTTCTGTACATGAAGCAAGTAATATGGTGAAAAAGGATAACAATAATAATATTTTCTTATTCATTTTTACACCTCATATTGATTATTTTCGATATACCAAACTAATGTTTCCAGTTGCTTTATCGCACCACTAATTTCATCTATATCTGTCTTTGTGCTAAACATTCCTTGTTGTAAACACTTCTTTTTATGATGTAATTCTTTTAAAATAACATCCACTAAATCTTGATATTTTTTATCAATGGATTTCTCTATCAAATCACAATTTACTTGTGGTGCTACTTGTCCTTGATTTTTGAAATTATGTTCTCTTTCAAATAATCTTAAATTTTCCAATGCTTGTTTAATCATTCCTCCACCCACAATCTTTTTATTTCATCGCCGAACAGTTCGATAGCAGTGTTGCAATCTTCATAATTCTTGAAATATCCAAACAAGTAGAATTGTTCAATTCGAGGAGCACATTCTGATTCCAGTTTACCTGCATGAAAACTAATAATGTATGCATTCTTATAGTCGCATTTATATGCAGGTTCTGAATCCATCTTAAATATAGGTTTCCAATCCCCATTACACTCATCACGGAATTCTCTAAAGCGTGTCAACAATGCACGTTTATCACGCTCACGTTCTGCTTCCTGTTTAGTTTTTAAAATGTGACCTTGATTATATCTTGGTTGGTCAAAACTATCGGTATCCCATTTTAAACCTTTTACCTCCCCTTTTTCATCAACTAACCAATACTTTTCATTTTTGTGGAATGGATATTTAAACGCTTTATCAACTTTCCATTTCCATTTCTTATACAAAGATTCCAACTTTTCCGATTGTGATAAAATATCTAGATTACAGTTCACTAATTTACCTAATTCTGTTACCAATTCATTTAGTTCATTATTCATTATTCTTCCTCCGTAAATAATCGTTTGATCTCATCGCCGAATAGTTCGATAACACGTGCTGCGTCTGATTCGTTTTTGAAATAGCCGAATAAAGTAAATTCTTCAAGATTCCAACAAGAATAGATTTTCATCATGTTATTCTTATGATCAAAACTAATATAATATTTCCATGAATTATCATCTTTAAAATCTGGCTTCCAATCTCCGTTGCACTTATCTCTATACTGTCTGAATTTTGTAAGTAACTCACGTCTATAATGTTCTCTTATCGCTTCTTTTTTAGTTTTAAAAAGATTTCCTTGTCTGTAGCGACTTTGGTCATTACCGCTACTACTCCACCAATCTTCCACTATAGCACCGTTGTTGGTTAATAGATAACACTTTTCTGTATAATTAAAAGGATAATCAATCTCTTTTTTCTGTCTCTCAAGTTTTAGCTCTTGCTTCAACGCTGTTGTTTTCTCTTCTAACTCTTTTATTTCCTTCTTTAACTCTTCTATTCTTGACATACATCATCACACTCCATTTTTTTAATAAAATCGCATAATTCTTTCGATATTGAAACACTTATTAATAATCCACCAAGCACAGGATTCCAAACATGAATTCCATAGCAAGTAGTATTAATTTTTGCTGCTTTTTTTAGTGTATTTAATGTTTGTTCCAAAATTTCTATAGATACTGTATTTAATTCCCAAGTATGTCTATATTCATATTCTACTTCATCTAGAAATTCTTTCGCCGAAAAAGAAACGTAACCAGATTTATAATCTAGATTACTTAATATAAAGTTTATTGCTAATGCTTCTCTTCTTGCATATTTGTATTGCGGAGAAAAATCTCGAATTTTTTCATTCATAACTTTAGTGTATTTCATATTTTAATACTCCTCAATAATCAACATACAATCTCTTAATCTCATGACCAAACAAGCCAATAGCTTCCAAACAATCTTCACGATTTTTGAAATAACCAAAGACATTAAAACCTAGCATTGTGTCAACAGGTCTTGCGATAAGCGATTCATTATTCCAGAAAATACAAAATTTCAATTGCTGCCATCTATTCCAATCTGGCTTCCATTCTCCTTGGCATTGATAACGGAATTGCTCAATTCTATGTAATAAATTTCGTCTATCCCGTTCTCGTTCTGCTTCTTTTGAAGTTTTAAATAAATTTCCTTGTGCCTTCACACTAATCTCATGATTGTCAAAATAAGCTACTGACGACCAAAGAATAGTGCCGTTAGATTGCAATTCGTAAAATTTATGTTTCTCTTCACTCATCCACTTCTTCCTCCCTGACATCAAATCCAGTTTCTTCAGCAATCATATCTAGAATGTCTTTATACGTTACGTATCCTTCTGACTGCATTTCCAATTGTTTCAGAACATCAGTACTGAATTTCTGCAATCGTACAGCTCCGAATCCGTGTTCATCTCTCAAGACTTTTAATACTGCTGCCATTAAGAAAGATACAGTCTTGTTCGACTTATATCGTTTCATCGTCTGTGAAAATTTTGGTGTTTTCTCTAAACTACGCTTTAGTTTCTTGTTTACTTTCATCTAACTTCTCCAATTTATTAATCGCAAATTCAAGATTGACTTTTGCTTTTTTTAAATCTTCCAACTGTTTGCCTTTAGCAGGCGCTCTTAAAATGTATTTCAAAACATTGCAAATCATTGCTCCTACATAAGCGTTTTTATATTTTGGAATAAAGTTTTGCATGACTTCATCAACTTCTAATCCATCAAGTCCTTGATAATGTTTTGGATGATTCACCATATCTTTTTTTTCGTCTTTCCAATGATAAAGATTTACCTTGTCAAGAGTGTGTAATTCCCACAATCTATCCATATGCTTTCTGAATTCAGTGTAACTAGTAATTTCTTCCCTCATTCTTATTCTCCTTTTCTGTTTCGTTTGATCAGCAATAATCTCCGTCTAGCAGCTTCTGATAATTGAATAACTTGCTGACCGTTGACTTCTTTACAAACTTTATTAGCTTCCAATTTTGAATCAAACCATTCAGCATTTCTTACTAATCTTTCGTATAAATAAACCACTTTTGGATGCTCTCTAATATCCATCATCTTATAAACCTTTTTACGGCTATAAAACAATCCATTCCTAACAATAACGTACATGCTTCCTCCTAGTGTTTATGGTTATTTTTATTTAAGGTGTTCTCAATCATTTCCAAAATCTCTTCAGGTTGCTCTAAAACCCAATACCCTTCACCATTATTTAATTTAATCAATGTACTTCCATCGTGATATGAATAAGTTGCACAAATGGCTTCAATATTTACATAAAATGGTGTCTTAACTTCGCTATCTGTTAGCTTAATAAAATTCATCACTTTTTCCTCCTAAAAAGGCAAATCTTCATCGTTAATATCCACAGCTTCAAATACTGGAACAACTTCAGAACCTTTGTCCTTCTTCTCTAATAAATCAAAATTTTCAACAATAATTTCAGTTACATAAACTTTATGTCCATCTTTCTCGTAACTTCTGCTTTCTAACTTTCCTGTAACTCCTATTAGCGAACCTTTTTTAGTAAATTTTGCTAAATTAGTTGCAGCTTTATCCCATATCACACAATTAAAGAAATGTGTGTCATAAGTTCCGTCTGGCTTCTTATGACGACTATTTACAGCCAATGTAAATCTTGCAAAAGCTTTACCATTTTGTGTATATTTCACTTCTACATCTCGTGTTAATCTTCCAATTTCTGCTACTGTATTAATTTATTTCTCCTTTCGGTTTCGAATTTTAATTCTCTTATAGCTTGAACAAAATTAATCCAGTTCTGGTAAAATAATGTTCCTTCTGGATCTTTGCTTTTTGCAGCATATAACGCTAGAATTCCAGCATCTCCAGTCTCTAATACTTTGAACCCAAGTTGTCGTTCACATCTAGCTATTTCCAAAGCGTAATTAATATAAAAATCTTTGTCAGCTTCCAGTTTCTGCAAGTAGTCCAGCAGTACCGTGCTGCCTTCTTTAATCGATCTATCAAGATATCTTTGAAGTGACTTAATCTGCTTTTGAATTTTTTTGGCTTCCTCAAGTGGCAGCATAACCGCCTGACTCTCTTCAAGTCTTTCACGTTCCATAATCTTCAAAAAATCCCTAGCATTCATTCAAACACCTCTTGAAAGAACATTCGATTTTTGAAAAATTTGAATTTCAAGTCCATCAATTCCCCATCACGATTCTTACGTATCTGAAATTCAATTCGTTGATATCCATCGTTATTCTCTTCAGTTTCAACATTTGTCAAAAATCCTACAACATTCGAGTCTTGTTCTATGGATCCTGATTCTCTTAAATCTGATAATTGAGGTGACTTATCTTGTCTACTCTCAACACCACGAGACAACTGCGAAAGAATGATAATCGGAATTTGATACTCATTTGCTAGAACTTTCAACTCTCTAGTAATTTCCTCAATCTGCAATCGTCTGTCTTTCTTAGAGTTCGCAACTTTAATCAATCCAACGTAATCAATCACAGCAATATATCCATTCTCCTTTGCAGTAGAAGCACGTTCTTTGATAATCGCTAAAATTCGATTGATATCAGACACTTTGTCATAAACTTGAATATCTTCTTGACGA